TGCTGTAATTGTTGCACCCGTCAATATAGTTGAACCATCAAACACTACTCTTATATTATTATTAGAAGAAGTGTGTGTTATATTTGCTACACTTGAACTAGCAATACCAGAATTAGATACAGCGACAGTTACTGGTGTACCTTCAGGTTCTGTCACAGTATATGATACATCTAATGTTAAGTTTGACAAACCTATAGTTGCAGTTGATGTACTTAAAGATATTGATGGACTTGTATTTACGATTGTTACTAGATACCAACCACCACCTGATTTCATGAATAGTTGATTAGTTGCAGACGTAAAATATAATTTTCCGTTACTAATACCTGATGGAGGTAATGGTAAATCACTTCTATTTGTTACTATTTCAACTGGTCCTTGTTGTTCTACTATCCCAAGGCCTGGACGAAATGTAGATGTTGAATCTCCAGATTTAACCAGTAAATCTCCACTATCAGCTCCTAATATTACTTTAGAACTTCCAGTTCCTACTGTAACAGTATTAGCAAAAGTTTTTAGTCTGTAGGCCATTTATACCATCTGTAAAGCTGTTTCGTTTGTTTCTGTGACTCTTCTTGTCCACCCTCTTCCAAAAGTATCAAAGTGTTTTAATCTTTCATAATAAGATTGTCTATTCTTATTATATTCTTCTATGGCATGATTAACACCATGTTTATCTAGGTATGAATTTACACTTCTCATAGTAGCAGGACCTATTGCACCATCAGCAGTTGCACCAACTAGTTTCTGTAAATATTTAGCGGCTCTACCTGTACCAGCATTAACGGCAAAATCAAAAACACATAAATCCAAACCTGATGGTAAATCATCACATTTAGTTCTATCCCAATAATTTTTTTCGTAGATTGGTTCAACATCTTCAATTGTTAAATCTTTCATAGCTTTTGTACCTCCCCATTCTTCGTATACTCTTTTAGTAACTCCTAGGTTTGTTTCTCCACCTGGATCTTTTGGGTGATTTACATAACCGCCTTCATGATGAAGTATAATTTTTAGACATTTTGTGAGATTGGCTTGCATGTTATAATCCTTGTATTAACATAAAAAAAGGGCAGAAGAAAAAATCTTCTACCCCTATTTATAAGTCCACTATTGCTTACTATTTGATTTTAATAGTCCTAGGTTTTTTATGATCTGGAACAATTCTTTCTAGTTTAATTTCTAGAAGTCCATTTTCCAGCACAGCACCTTTGACTTCAATATCATCAGCGATAGTAAATTTACGTGTAAATTTTTTGTGAGAAATTCCTCTATGCAATACCTCAGCATTCTCTTCTCTTTCTTCCCATACTGATTTAACAGTAATAGTACAATCTTCCACAAGAACTTCAATGTCCTCTTTAGATAACCCTGCAAGAGCCATCTCTATAGAAAATTCCAAACCATCATGTTTGACTATATTATAGGGTGGAAAGCCAGTCGATTGGGACATATTCTGTCCATGAGTAGCAAGTTGATCGAAAATCCGATCGAATCCGACGGCATAGGGGGTGAGTCGATTAATATCGAAAGTTGTAAGTCCAGTCATTTTAATTCTCCTATTAAGCTAGAATTTACATTTATGAGTCCCATAATTGGCAACTCTATAGTATATATAAGAACTTTAATTCTTATTTTCAACCATTTCTGAAATTTTTTTATTTCTTGATTCTTCGTAAGGACCCCATACATATTTTGCGAGACTAGGTGCAAAGTAGTTTGGACCTTTTAAAACTTTACCATCTTCACGATAGATAGGTTTACCATCTTTACCAAGCTTAGACATATTACTATGATGTACATGATTAAATGCTTGATCTAAATCAATACCAAAAGCATGCCCTGCTCCGTATACGACATATAATATATCACATAAAGCATCAAGAACATCAACCATATTTTGACGATTAAGTCCTTCTTTTAATTCTTCTACTTCTTCTACTATTAAATCAAGTCTAAGTTTTATTGTTTCTTTATCTGGTAATCCAGGAACATCTGGTAAATCTTGGCCAAATGCTTTCATAAACTTTTTTACTTTATCACTATTAGTTTCATATTTCATGTATGGGCTCACTTCTTCTTTCCAATATTATACTTGGCGGATAATATCCAGCCATCTTTTTCTTTAAATGGTAACACTTTAATCTGTGATAATGGTGCTACTGGTTCAGCAGATTTAGTTGAATCTTTTAATTCTATCAAACCCCATTCTGCTAATAGGTTTGCTATTGTATTTCTTCTTGATATATCATCTTCAGTAAAATTTGTTGGCTTCCCATCTAGGGAAAACAACTCCTTAAAATGGGTAATATAATACCGTCCTTGCTTATGAAGAATATGGCAAGATTGATATAAAGTTTTATCTTTTCTGGAAGCAACACCTATACGTGTAAGAGTTTCACGTATTTTTAAAAAGTCTTCATCTTCTTTTAAGACGATCTCGACTAAATTTTCTAAATCTATCATAGTCCACCTTTCTCTAGTTTCTCTCTTATGATATTTAATTGTTGCGAAGAAAGAATTGATAAGGCTTGTATAGCTTTAGTATTATTATATCCATAATATTCTTTAACCATAGAGATATCTCTATCATTGTCTTTCTTCACCCACTTTGAGAACCTTTTCTTGGGCCTTACAATATTTAGTAAATACTCGAATTGTAATAGATTATCTGTATGATGTCTTTGATTCAATTCATTTGCATAACCAATCGTATCATTGAAATAAGATAATGCACGATTAGTTAAGAATGGACTATACTCTTTTTCAGCTATAGCATCATTATTACTACCTCTCATAAGATTGGTTTTAGATGTATTGATAGAATTTATATAACTGAATGGACTTGTTTTCTTTACTGCCATTCTGTATCAACCATTAATTCAGTTAAGAATGCCATAAAGTTTACTTCTTGATCAGCAACAAAAGCAGACTTATATTGATAGTCAGCTAGTGTTACTACTACTTGTGGTATACTTGTAGGCTTTGCATATTGACTTATAGTGTCATATATCTTACGAAACATTGGCGTAACATCACCATCAACATTTTGTCCAACCCATTTCCGAATAGATGTAAACTCTTTATCTTTCAGTAGTTGCATTAGTTGACTAATATTTGTTTCAGATAGATTAGAAAGTATACCACTATCGATATGTCCAGTAACAGAATATCTTTGAAGTTCATTTATAATTCTGCGATTATCAGGAAAATGTTTCTTAATAACTTCAGCTACAACTTTATCTTCAAAAGATATATTTTCAGTTTGTAAAATGTTTTTGACTTTGATAAAGAAGTCACTTGCCATTTTTGGTTTATCATTGTTAGATAACTTAAACTCTATAACGGAACATCTACTATGAAGTGGTTGTATAATCTTATTGACAAAGTTACATGTCATTATAAAACCACAGTTACTACTATATTCTTCCATGAAGTTTCTGAGTGCAGGCTGAACAGTTTCAGCATTACAATAGTCCGCTTCATCTAAGATCACATACTTACGTCCACCTGCTAAAGAAACAGATGATGCAAAGTTCTTAATTTTTGTTCTGAGTGTATCGATTAATCTACCTTCATCAGAACCATTGATAACAATATAGTCACACCCTACTTCTTCTAACATAGCTTTTGCAACAGTAGTTTTACCTACGCCTTGCATACCAGTTAGAAGAAGATTAGGTATATTTTTATTATCAACAAAGGTTTGAAACAGAGTCTTTAATTCAGGACTCAGTATTGTATCGCTTATTGTTTTGGGCCGATACTTTTCTACCCATAAAAAATCATCTCGCATATAACACCATAATATAAAGTTTCAATATTAATTATAACTGGAATTTGTCTCCGTTGCAATCCAATATTGAATATTTTTTGCAGTAGATTTGAAGTGTGCAATACCAGCTTTTGAAATTGCCACATCATAATCACTTGCACCAAGTTTCTGCAAATTCTCAGTTTTAAATACCATAGAGAAAGTTGCATTAGTTGTACCTAGAGATAAACTATGTTCGTTTGAAGTTGGATTCTTAGTATCAGTACCAACTAAAGAAATAGTACCATCTACACCACGAACTACAATTTCAGGTAATCCTAGTTGATTGGCGGCAGATAAAACTTTCTTCAAATCATCAGCAGAAATTTTTACAGATACATCAATATTATCTAACTCTAGATTTTTATCTGGAGCAGAAGTTACCATAGAAGGATCTGTATAAGTATACTTTGACTTGTTATTACCTTCACTTATCACTACTTCTTTTTCACCGAAGTTAAAGTCGGGCTTATCATATAGACTAGCTAAACCTAGAAACTGATTCAATTCGTAAATTGCAAAGTTCATAGGGAGACTCTCACCAATTACGGCTTGAGCCAAAATGTTTTTCTGCTCTGAAACTGTTCGAACAGTATTACCAGCTTTGAAATTCAAAGATGGGTTGATCAAAGAAAAGTTTTTCAAAACTTCCATTGTATCATCACTTATCTGCATCATTAATTACCTCTTCGTTTTGTTGCATTGTATTAATATGTAAAGCCATTATAGCATAATGAGCCACTTTAAGCAAGTCAGAACGATTAAAACCATTCTTCTTACCATATCTTTGGGCATACTTGATTATATTACCAAGCATAAAACCCTCACCGTGTCCACAATCAATTATAAATTCTGTAGATTGAAATTGATTGGTAGAGTAGTGTCCTTTATAAGTTGCAGATATATAATCATACAACTCTTTTAAGATTTTATCTTCACTAAATTTAAAGTTTAACTTTTCACTCATGTAAGATTCTCCAAGTTAAGTCCAATCTTATTCTTGTTCTTCTTAGATTTCTTTTTCATATTTTCTAATAGTTCTGGATCAGCAGTGGCAGATGCACCGAGTTGTGCAATATCAAGTAAACTACCACCAAACACATAAGAACCACTATGATTTAACCGCATCCAAGGACAATACCAAACATCTACACCAGCACGGGCCATCCATTGGCAGAACATATAATCTTCAGAAAGATATCGTTTTGACTCTGGATCTATGAGTGCTTGAAAATACATACCAATATCACGACTACCATCAAAGTTAGTAGTTCGAACATGATCAGGAAAATATCTCAATTCTGGATATGCTTTATCAAAAGTTTCAAAAGCTTCCCTAGCAATCATCATGAACCCAGTTCCACCTTCTAGCACTTTTACTGGCTCATCTAATCTTATTTCAGCTTGTCCGTCTGCAGGATTAAATACATAATCACCAACATAGTTTTCTAACTGTGCTGGATTTTCATCAGCAAAACCTTTATCAACTGCTTGTTTGATTTTTTCCCAAGCAATTGTTTTCTTAGGATATGGACCACAAACAATTTTTTTATCACCCTCACATAATATAGCTAGTGATAAAACATCATTAGGATCAAATCCAATATCAGAGTCAATAAACATCATATGAGTGTAATCACTTCTTAGAAATTCATCTACACAATAATTTCTCGCTCTGGTTATTAGGGATTCATTAAACAAATAGAACATCTTTATATCCATATTATAAGCTTGTCCCATTTTTGCTAAATCGCAACTCGACTTGGTGTACATGCCATGACATTGTCCACCATACATTGGTGTTGCTATGAAGATTTTCTTTTTACGTAAATCTTCTAACTCAACTGATATTTCCAAATTCAAACTCCTCATTCATAATAATTACATTATATACCATAAAGCCCATCTTTGTCAAGACAGGCTTTGATTTTTTTTATCTAACACCTAAAGGATCAACTTCTTCTTCTTCTACTTGAACATCACTATCAATTTTGGTGTACAAATCTTTGAATGACAACTTAGTGTCCTCATCAAATCTATTTATACACATATCAATGGCTGTCATTTTGTCATTGAAAATTGAAAAAGCTTTCGCTATGTGAACAAGTCTTCTGGTAGAAATGATCTCATCAACTCCACCGTCATAGAAAGTTTTTCTGATAATGTCAGCCCAATCAACAAGCTTAGAAACAAAGTCGGTATCATTTAGTTTTAAGTCATCAAATACTTTACCAAGTATTTTCTTTTCTACTGCAACTGAAGGATATTCTTGCTCGACAGTAATTGGAAATCTTTCAAGAAAGGCTTCATTCATAACATTGGTACCGATAAATCTACCATCATCAGAACCCTTACCCTTAGTATTGGCAGTAGCAACAATAGTGAAACCAGCTTTAGGTTTGATAAACTCACCAGTCTTTTTAATGAAGTAACCCTTACCTTCAAGTATTGATTGTAAGCACATAACTTTGGCAGGGTTAGCTAAATCAAGTTCATCAAGAAGGGCAACTGCACCTTTCTCCATGGCGTTAATGATTGGACCTTTGAAGAACTTAGTATCGCCATCAATGAGTCTGAAACCACCGATAAGATCATCTTCATCAGTTTCAACAGTAAAGTTGATTCTGATAACTTCTCGCTTGGCTTGGGCACAGGCTTGCTCAATACCAAATGTTTTACCATTACCAGACAAACCAGTAACATATATTGGGTAAAACATTTTAGAAGAAACAATCTTTTTAATTGAAGAAAAGTTTCCAAAGGGAACGAAAAGTGGATCAATCGCAGGGATTAAATTCTCAGTAAAGCCATTATGATCAATTGTCAAATTAGCTTTAGGCGCAGGCATTAGTGCAACCTTTGCATCTGGAATCTCCCCAATAACTTCAGCTTTTACTGCCGAAGTAGCAGTTTCTTGTTCATTAACAGGCAACTGGTAAAGTCCTCTACCAACTCGATACTTCCAAGTACCATCATCATTCTTATCATAGATTAGAAAGTTAGGCTTGGGAAAACCCATATCTTGGATTTCTTTAATCTGATTGGAAGTAATTGTAATGGTACCGAATTTCTCAATTGCAGTATCAATAAAACTTTTTTGTTTTTCATTTAACATATATTCACTCTCTCTCATTATTAAATTTTTATTATTGCGAATCACTATACTATTATAATAGCAGGTTCTGTGGAATTGTCAACCCCTTTATGCTACCATATCAATAAATTTTGAAAGCATTACCCTACTTTCTTTTTTACCGACATTGGCTTTCTTAAAAGCAGTTCTTATTTGGGCTTTCGTAGCATCTTCTGAAACTTCTATCGAACCGTTGGAAGTTTTTAAGTCACCACCAAGAACACCAAACTGTAAAGTATAACCATTATCAGGTATGATACAGAATTTATTTTTCTTCATATCATTCCACATATTTTCTTTAGCTCCGTAAGTCATTCTGCCAGGCATTTCTTGCATTGCTGAGGGCTTTCTACTTGGTAAGATATGAAACCCAACAACATTAGTATTAGTATAATCTGCTAAAGATTTTAGAAGTGTTCTGGTAATACCCTCACCACTCCAACCACCACAATAGTTTACTTTATATTGCTTTTTAGTTATAGGATTTATAAAACAATGTCTAAATTTTCTTGAAACACTAAAACCTCTTTCAAGATCACTTTTACCAAGTACAACATCACCAGGAAAATATGAATAATACTTTGAAGAGTGACTAATACCATCAGTTAGAAATACTGTATTCATAACATCAATTCTATGATTTTTCTGAAAGTTCTTGACTAATGAGTGGGCGGCAATAATTGTATCGTTTAATGGTGTTCCAGATAAGAAATACTTTCTTGGTACTCTATAGTAACCATATTTAAAATCTTCTCTATATCTGTTTTCCCAATACTTACCAATCGCTAAGACTATTGCACAAGCTTTTTGAAAATCTGTTCTGGACATTTTACTATCAAAATATTGTAGTAAATGAAAATTGTCACTATAACAAGTTTTATTTTTATTGCTCAAATCTTTTCTTTTGGCCAAATCATCTTGATTAAATACTCTATCATTATTATCAGAAAAAGCATAAACTTGAAATGGGATTTGAACTTGTCTACAAAAACTAACAAGGTTAAGTAACTGTTCAACTGTATTGCTCATTTGATTAGCCATTGAACCACTCCAATCAATAAACATAACAAGTCCATGATTCTTACCATCAGGAACGATTGTCATCTTTTTGAAAATGTCATCTGAAAATTTGTAGTTATTCATTTTCAAAGTATCGATAACACCAGTTTTTGAAGTAGTTGCTCTTTTATATTCAGCGGCTTTTTTCTTCATTTCAAATTCTTTGACTAGGTAATTGATAGTCTTTTTATTGTTGACTTGAAAATCTTTATACATCATCTGGCCAGCTTTTAATCCGTCTACCATATCTTCTGATAAATCTTTTACAATATCTTTATAAGAAATAATTCTTTCTGATAATACTTTATCATCTAGATCAAGTTTCCAATTTTGAATTGAAACATCATCAGTTTTACCAAACTCAGTTTCAAGATTTTCTTCTAAAGCTTTTTCACTTTCAGCAATTGGTAAATCAGGATCAAGAGAGAGATTTTCACCACCCTCGTTAGAGTAACCTAAACCTTCTGATTCCATAACAGAAGTTTTTTCTTCTGCATCAGTTTCTTCTTCTACATCATTATCAGAAGTGTCAGTATCGCCATCAGCATTGTCATCATCTGATTCGTCACCATCATCAGAAGAGGCAGAATCTTCTTCATCATCTTCATCATCTTCATCATCACCCCAACCATCGTCAGAGTCATGACTAAAATCTTGATTACCATCTTCATCATAATCATCATCAAATTCATTTTCATAATTTTCCTCATTAGAAGCCATCATTTCTTGTCGCATCTCTTCTTGATTCTGTCGCTCTTCTTGATGTTCAGCTTTAGCTTTTTCAAACAGTTCATGAGCAAGAGAAATCGCTTGATCGAATGTTTCTATTGAAGACATCTTATCAACCCAATGTTTTTCATCATCAGCAATTTTAACACCAACAGTTTGTCCACACTTGAACAAAACATTAAGTCTATCAATTAATTTGAAAGAATTAATTTCATCTGCATCTCTACCGAATAAACCATCAGCTAACAGTTTCTTATATGATTTAATAAAAGAAGTTTTTAAGCCAGGGTATCTTCTTTGAATTAGTTTTTCGATACGGGCATCTTCTACAATGTTAAGAAAGCCTTTGAAGTTTTTTGGATTTTCGTCAATTTCTTTTATCCACTTATCACTATCTGTCCATACGGCATGTCCAACTTCATGGCCAACTAAATGATCATAAGTAAAATCTTTCATATCTTCCCAGAGGGGAAGAGTTAGTACTCGGTTCTTAACATCAAAACTAGCAGTATTGACATTGTTATGTTGAATATCAATATTTTCAGTGGCTAATAATTTTGCTAGAACTTCTTTTGAATTTATGTTTGTCATTTGCGAATCACTCTCTCTATTTACTCTTACATATTAGCAGGTTATACCTATATGTCAACCCCTAGAGTGAAAAAAGGTGTTGTAATTATGCAACAGAACCAAAGTTTTTTATTAATTTCATACCATAATTGTTTGGTTTATTAGATAATCTTTCTTCAACACCAGGTTTGTATCTGAGTTTGTTCTTCTTGAAAGGGCCATAATCTACGTAGTGATGCCATCTACCATACTTCCAAACTACTTTAGCTACGTCTGGGTGTAAGTCTGCCAACATCTTAGATTTGTTAATTGTACCATCAACATTATATCCAGTCTTTTTAAACTGCTCATTATCTGTAAACTCTGCATGATAAAACTCTTCAGTATTACCACCCTTAACAGTTTGTGTAGCTGATTTACCTTGCATAAATGCATTGAACTGGATTGTACAATCACCATCTTTTAATACTCTAAGACATATATCAGTATCTTCATTATATCTACCACGCCACCTATGCTTACAATCGTTTTTAATTAGCAATGTGGAGTAGATTCTTGTATTTGCTACATATGGTGGATATTTTTGATTTGGTGCAATAAAGAATCGATACTGAAAACCAGAGATAGGTACATTTTCAAATCTTTCTACAAAATCTTCTGCGGCTCTGAAAGATGCACCAGTTTCTACCCGTATACGAATATTTTCGTGTAGTCTATAAAAATCAGATATATTATCATCTAGTACCCAATGGTACTCAGCACCATTTGAAATAGAATGATCCCAACACCAGTTTCTTGCACGTCCAGGTCCATCACCATGATTACTGAATGGAAGTTCTAATAGTGTTACATATTTTCTTATATCAAATATATCTAAAGCTTTCTGATAATTATCCCAATCTTGAGGTTCTATTGATATGAAATGTGGTATTTTCATTCTAGCTAGACTTCTGGAAGTCAACATAGACTCATGTCGAGTCTTTGATATAATATATACTGGGTGTTTAGGATTTGTCATAGAAACTTCTCTAATGTTGAACCTTGTGATCTTTTATAAACTTCTTTAAGATATTTTACATTTTTCATTTTACCATCTTTCTCAAAGATTTTTACACCATATGGATATTTTTTCTGTATATATCTCATACAATCATAATGCTCTTCTGTTTGAAAATAATCTTCAGGTGTTTCTTTATCATCAAACATACCTTTCCAAACAATTCTAGAATCTTGTAAATCTTTATCAACTTGACTTCTATTATCAAATACCCATTCTTCTGATCTTCTAGAATTAATACCTCTAGATAATGCTTCATATAAAAATAACATATCTTCTGAAACTCTTACGGAAGTTATATCCATTTCATCTATAACTTTAGATAGCATTCTGCCATCATAAAAAACATATGTATTTACATTAGTAGTATCTCTATAAGGAGTATCAGCAGGTGGTATATCTGGTGATGAAAGTCCAACGATACCAATATCTGGCTCATCTAACCATTTACTAAACTGCTCGTACATTTCAGATATTTCTTCCATAGTAGCATTACGTCTAGACTTTTCCATATTTGATACACCAGTCCAATACTTAGCATTTCTTCTTTTGATAATAATGTCATCATCTATCATTGCATATTTGATAGCACCAGCATGTTTATGGATAAACTTTCTTGTTTGTGCTAACTCTGTCCATGTACCTACAATATCATGAGGTACTGTAAGATATTCACAATCATACATATAATGTTTTTTCTCATCTGGCCTTACAACCATAATAACTTTTTTCTGCAATTCTTTAGGCATATTTTCATATGTAATTTGATTGAGAAATCTTTTTGCCGTAGGAATGTAAATTCGTTCAATCATTCTTCAATCCACCTAAGTAAAGAATTTTTAGTTATCTCTAGTTTTGGATACCACATTGATTTAGTTTTTTCTGTAGGTTTCATCTCACTATCTACTGCTGAATATTTTTTACAAAATTCATCATAGTCTTCTTTGTTTCTAAAGTGAAGTTGAAGTGTTTTATAAGTTTTCTTATCTTCTTGCTTGTACTCTGGCATTTCTTTCCAATGCTTTTTCCAAGGTTCTTGTACTACTGTATCATCTAGTTCTGGTATGAAAGATGTTAAATCTGCATTTGGTTTTTCTTGTACACCAAGAAGACTTTCATACTCTGTAGATTCTTTTACTTCTTCTGCCATATATCCCTCTTACAATTTAATAGCTAATGTTACCAGTATAGCAACTAATAATATGTTTGTCAAGATCATTTGTATACATAATATCATATGATACCAAACCCATCTATGTTTATATAGGTTTTCTAAATTTAGCTTAGGATCAACATCATTAACATCTTCTTCTATCGGGTGTTTTTTAAAACCTAGTGTAGTTAAAATGTCCATCACTTTATCCTTTTCGCTCTTAACCTATCTAATTTTTTCTTCTGTCTTCTTGCTAAATCTAAATGATATCTATTTGCTCTACGTGTAAATGATATACCATCTAAACTATCTACTGCTTGTTGAAATAGTCCAGCAGTAACACCTTCAAATTTAATAGTGCTAACTGTACCATCTAATCCAGCATATCTACATCTAATCTCTTTATGTCTTTTAACTTTGAGAAATAGTCCAGGAGATGAATAGCAGGACTCTTCATTTAAAAACATCTCTTCTGATTTATTTACTATCTTTGGATTAAAGACTGGAAACACACTATTAGCATCGCCAGGATTGCCGAGGACGAAAGCTTTATTATCCATTGACATATCACTAGCAGTTATACATAACAGTTTACTTTTGATTAATTCACTTTTCAGTATATCGAATATTTCTTGATTGTCCATGTTCTCTTTCTAACTTTCTATTCAATCTTCTATCTTTTGCTTTACCAGATTTCTTAAATGATTTTTCCCAGGCTCTACTAAGAGCATGAGTCTTATCTCGTTTTATTCTCTCGTTTGCCATAAAAGTTTATTGCTCCGTTTTTAATTTTCACATCTTCTTGTTGCCATTCTGGGCGATCATCAAAGTAATACCAAGCACAATTATCTTTACCAACTGATTTACTATCAGCTATCCATTTAACTCTACCTATACTTACTATAGATTTTAACATATGTTGAAACTGAATACTTTGTTTAGTGTGAATCCAATCAGCATCAAATAATAACCACATACCAACTTTCTTTGGAAACTGTTCTAACATTTTATGTAGAATACCTCGATCCCATGGTGGGTTTGTAATTATATACTGTGTGTTTTGTGGTATTGATATTTCAAACATATCTTGTTTATGTAATTTAAAAAGTCCTACCATATCATTTTGTGGTTCTATGTCACTAGCATATAATAATTTACCACCACTACAATATTTTTCCATATGTTTTATGAGTTCACCATCTCCAGCACATGGCTCAATATAAGTAAAATTATATGGAAGATGAGGTAATAATGGAAGAAAAGCTTCCATCGGTGTCGGGTAGAAATCTCTTTCTTTTCTTTCATAATCACTACGTTTTCCCATTATGCCGCAACCCTACTAAAGTTCTTGATTTTCTCAAATCTAATTTGATTTCTAAATTTTTCTGCAAGTATATCTCCTTTATGTGATATCACAAAAACATTTGTTTCATTATCTAATTGATTTAAAAGTTTTAGAAATTCATCACACCCATTATTATCTAGTGATGCATCAAACACTTCATCTAGAATTAAGAGATTAGTATTGATAGAGTTCTTGAGTTTAGCAATTGCTCTCCATGTAAATAGTAATGCTAAATCTATTCTCATCTTCTCACCTTCTGAAAATGATGCATATGAAAATTCATCACGGTGTCTACTCTTTATAACCTCATTAAAGTTTTCATCTAGTTCAAATAGCACAAAGAAATCTAGAGCGGCTAAGTATTTGTTGATAAGTTTATTCATGACTGGTACATACTGCTTGATAATTTTCTTTTTGATACCATCATCTTTGAGCATGTTTACGGCTACACTGAATACTTCTCTATCATTGACTAACTCTTCTTTTCTCTGTTCGTTAAGTCTCTTATCGTCTTCGTATAGTTTAAGTTTCTC